CAACAGGTAATTCACCATCATTTGCAGTCGACGGCTCAGACACAAACATTAACCTAACGCTTACCCCTAAAGGCACAGGCGTTGTTAGCACAACATCACTTACTCTTTCAAACACGTTAACAACCACTGCATATACCGAAACCATCACCGCAAGCGGCACAGTTGGTGCATCTGCAACCCTAGCCATTACCGCCGGTACGATCTTGACGGCTACGTTGACATCTGCCACGGCTTGTACGTTCACCATGCCAACGGCAACCGCCGGTAAGTCGTTTACCTTGTTGCTCAAACAACCCGCCTCGGGCACGGCTACAACTGCCACGTTTACAGGTGTTAAGTGGGGCTCAATTGGCGCGCCAACTATTACCGCAACAGTCGGTAAGCTAGACATCCTTGCGTTTATTGCGGATGGCACAAATTGGTACGGTACAGCTTCACAAGGGTACACATACTAATGTTTGCTTACCACACCCTCTTCCAAGCCATATTTGGCCCCGCACCTGTTACCGCAACGTATCTTATTGTGGCGGGTGGTGGTGGGGGTGGTAACAACGATGGCGGTGGCGGCGGCGCGGGGGGGTTACTTACTTCAACAACTACGTTAATTACTACTTCATCATACACAGTTACGGTAGGCGCGGGCGGCACAGGCTCATCCTCCGGTACTGCAACAGGTGGTAGCGGTTCAAATTCGTCATTTACTGGCTTAACCGCAGCCGTTGGCGGTGGTGGTGGAGGTTCTTTAGATACGGGGTTTAGAAACGGAATAGCCGGTGGTTCGGGTGGTGGAAGTAACGGATTTACAAACGGCAATACAGGCGGGGCAGGAACTAGCGGACAAGGTTTTGCAGGCGGTAACGGCGCATTTTCTAGTAGCTATGGAGGCGGCGGTGGTGGAGGCGCAAGTGCGGTAGGTGCAAATGCAACAGGCGCACCAGCAGCGGGCGGTGCGGTAGGTGGTGCAGGAACATCATCATCAATATCAGGTTCGGCTGTCACCTATGCTGGCGGCGGCGGTGGCGGTGGTCAAGGCACATCAGCACCTGGTGGTGCAGGCGGGGCAGGCGGTGGCGGTGCGGGTGGTGCAAATACTGTAAACGGTACCGCCGGAACGGTTAATCTTGGCGGCGGCGGCGGCGGCGGGGGCGGTACTGGTGGAAATGGCGCAGCCGGTGGTTCAGGCGTAGTCATTATCTCTTACGCCGGTTCTGCTGTTTTTTCGGGCGGTACAGTCACAACATCCGGTGGAAACACAATCCATACGTTCACTTCGTCGGGCTCGCTTGTGCCTGGCTATCCTGTCTCTTATTTAATTGTTGCTGGTGGCGGTAGTGGGGGTTCGTATGTAAGTGGTGGTGGAGGTGCAGGTGGTTTGTTAACTTCAACTACTGCATTGGCTACAGGCACAAGCTACACACTTACCGTTGGCGCAGGGGCATCTTCACCCGCAACATTTTCTACTGGATTAAATGGTTCAAATTCTACCGCTTTAGGTTTTACTTCAATTGGTGGCGGTGGTGGTGCGGGTTATACTGCTGCGCCCTATACTGGTGTAGCGGGCGGTTCAGGTGGTGGTGGTTCTCAAGCGCAAGCGGGCGGTGCCGGTACATCAGGTCAGGGCAACGCAGGCGGTTCAGGAAACAACAGCGGTGCTAACCAATTTGGTGGCGGCGGTGGCGGTGCTAGTGCTGTAGGCGCAAATGCAATATCAACCGCAGGGGGTAATGGCGGGGCGGGTACATCAAGCAGTATTAGCGGCTCGGCAGTCACATACGCCGGAGGCGGTGGTGGCGGTGGTAGCGGTGGAACTGCGGGAACTGGCGGCGCAGGTGGCGGTGGAAATGGTTCTACATCAGGTAATGGTGCTGCTGGCACCGTAAATACCGGCGGCGGCGGTGGGGGAAGCGCAATAGCTACAAGTTTAGGTGGCGCGGGCGGTTCAGGCGTAATCATCCTGTCCATCCCAACTGCTAATTACACCGGTACAACTACAGGATCACCAACCGTTACAACTAGCGGTGCAAATACAATATTGACCTATACGGCTTCGGGGAGTTACACAGCATGAGTTATTTCGCAAGAGTACCCACACTTACAAACGGCAAAGGCATTGTTGATGATGTCATTAGCGCTGAACAACCGTTTATTGATTCGGGTTTAGTCGGTGACCCAACTATGTGGTGGCAAACCTCATACAACACGCATGGGAATGTCCACTACGGTCAAGACGGTCAGCCTGACGGCGGTGTGGCGCTGCGAGCAAACTACGCCGGACTTGGTTACACGCTTGATACGACGGTTGTGCAAGACGGTGTAATTGGCGTGTTCTACGCGCCACAACCGTTTCCCTCATGGATTTTAAATACCCAAACGTACTATTGGGAAGCACCTGTGCCTTACCCTAATGACGGACAAAATTACACTTGGGATGAAGCTACTCAATCATGGGTACTTGTGCCTTGAGAATCTAAGTAATATACTAATCGTACTGGTGCGAACCACCAGGACTCCTCGGAGTTACAAATGTCAGACGAAGTAAGCCAAGCGGAAGTGCCCGCGCCGACACCGGAAGTTACGGCAGAACCGGTAGTTGAAGTATCTGCGCCGGAAGTACCCGAAGCAGCACCTAAAACCTTCTCACAAGAGGAATTAGACGCAGCCATCGGCAAGCGGCTCGCTCGTGAGCAGCGAAAGTGGGAAAGGGAAAGAGCAGTTCAACCTGTTGCGCCTCAAGCACCGGTCACGCCCGAGCAGTTTGCCTCAAACGAAGATTATGTCGAAGCATTGGCAGAACAACGTGCAGAGCAAAAACTAGCCGAGCGAGAGCAGCGCAAGCAACAAGCTGAAATACTTGAAACTTATCACGACAAGGAAGAGGAAGTTCGCGCGAAGTATGAGGACTTTGAACAAGTCGCATACAACCCGAATTTACCAATCACTACCGTGATGGCCCAATCCATTCAGGCCTCGGACAACGGCCCCGAAGTGGCTTACCACTTAGGTGCAAACCCCAAGGAAGCTGAACGGATTTCACGTCTTTCGCCTATCATGCAAGCCAAAGAGATCGGAAAGATTGAGGCTCAGTTAGCCGCAAACCCACCGGTCAAAAAGACTTCAAACGCGCCAGCGCCTATTTCACCTGTATCAGCCCGTACGACCGGTTCACCGGCATACGACACGACTGATCCACGCTCTATCAAGTCAATGTCTACTTCCGAGTGGATTGAGGCAGAAAGATTGCGTCAGGTAAAGAAGCACGAAGCGCGCCTCCGCTAACTTATTTTAGGAAATTATCATGGCAAATAGCATTCTAACCATTGACATGATCACCCGTAAATCCCTCGAAATCCTCGAGAACAACTTGGTGATCAGTCGCAACGTCAATCGTCAGTACGACGATTCATTCGCCGTTGAAGGCGCAAAAATTGGTTCAACTCTGCGTATTCGTCTACCTGACCGCGCCTTGGTGACCGACGGTGCCGCCCTGCAAGTTCAGGACGACAACGAGCAATTCACAACTTTGACTGTCGCAAGTCAAAAGCACATTGGCGTGAACTTCACTTCTGCCGAACTCACCATGCAATTGGATGATTTCGCCGAGCGTGTTCTCAAGCCTCGCGTGTCGCAATTGGCATCAAGCGTTGACGCTGACGTGGCAACTGCCTACAAAGGCATTTACAACTCAGTCGGCACACCTGGCACAACTCCTTCGACTTCGCTAGTTCTGCTCCAAGCACAGCAAAAGTTAAACGAGTTCGCTACACCCATGAACCCACGTTATGCGACTGTTAACCCAGCCGCCAACGCCGGTTTGGTCGAGGGCTTGAAAGGTCTGTTTAACCCAACTGGTACTATCAGCCGTCAGTTCAAGAACGGTATGATGGGCGAAGGCGTATTGGGCTTAGACGAGATCAATATGTCGCAGTCAATTGTTCAGCACACAACTGGTGTCACACCTACTGCTCCTATCGTGGCTACCACGGTTTCGGCTCAAGGCGCAACATCACTTGCCATCAGCTTCACAAGCGGCTCGCCCACGTTCAAGATTGGCGACGTGTTCACCATTGCTAGCGTGTATGCAGTCAACCCACAAACCCGTCAATCAACTGGCGCCTTGCAGCAATTTGTCGTAACTGCTGACGTAACTGTTTCGTCAACAACTACCGCAACGCTGACAGTTCAACCACCTATCTTCACTCCTGCAAACGCTTTGGCTACCGTGGATTCGTTCCCCGCTGCCAACGCTGTGCTGACGTTCTTGGGTGGATCAGCTACAACATACCCGCAAAACTTGATCTATCACAAAGATGCGATCACGCTTGCGACTGCTGACTTGCTGCTGCCACAAGGTGTGGACATGGCTTCGCGCCAAGTGCATAACGGTATTTCGTTGCGTATCGTACGTCAGTACGACATCAACAACGACCGTATGCCTTGCCGTATTGACGTCTTGTACGGCTTTAATGCGGTTCGTCCGGTCACCGCCGTCCGTATGTGGGGCTAAACAGAGTGGGGGCGCAAGCCCCCTCTTCTAAACTTTTTAAAGGAATTTCATCATGGCACTTCCAAATGGCGCAGGTGGCTATCAAATTGGTGATGGCAATCTCGGCGAGGTTATCCTCGGAACTCAACAAGCACCAGTAGCTAAAACAGCAGCGGCCACTCTGACCGCCGCTGAATTAGCAACCGGCATCATTACTTATACTGGCGCAGCCGTTGCCTTGACCATGCCCTTGGGTACTGATCTTGACGCAGCGTTCTCAAGCATGAAAGTCAACAGTTCGTTTGACTTTCACATCATCAACATCGGTGGCACAAACGCCGCTACGGTTACGGCTAACACCGGCGTGACTTTGGTTGGTGTTGCAGCAGTTTCGGCTAATACAGCTTGCAATTGGCGCGTTCGCAAGACCGCTGACGCAACTTATGTCGCTTACCGCATCGCAGGTTAATGCGTAGAGGGGCGGGCGATCCTCGCCCCTCGCAACAGGATTTCAAATGCACATTTATCTCAAGCACCCAATCCACGGCAACAAGGTGGCAATTTCCGATTTGGAAGTTAAAGCTGACGTCAAAAACGGGTGGGAAGTATATAATTTAGACGCGCCGGTAGTCGAGGTTGCGCCTGTGAATGAGTTAAAACGACGTCGTAAAACGGAGTAAGCATGATTACAACCACGGCTGGGGATCAGATCAACGGGGCGTTACGCCTAATCGGTCAACTGGCTGAAGGTGAAGAACCGTCGGCTGCGACCGCTACTGACGCGTTAGCTGCACTTAATCAGATGATTGACTCATGGAACACCGAGCGTTTGTCGGTGTTTTCAACCCAAGACCAAGTCTTCTCTTGGTTGCCAAACTTTGCTACGCGCACGCTTGGCCCCACGGGCGACTTTGTAGGCAATCGCCCTATTCTGATAGATGACTCGACTTACTTTCGTGATCCATCATCTAACATTTCGTTTGGTATTAAGCTAATCAATCAGCAGCAGTACAACGGCATTGCGGTCAAGACCGTGACGTCCACTTATCCACAAGTTATGTTTGTCAACATGACTTACCCCGACATTACGATGACGGTCTATCCGGTGCCGACCAAGGTACTGGAATGGCACATTGTGTCGGTTGAGGAACTGACCTCACCGGCGTTATTGTCTACACCTTTGGCGTTCCCGCCAGGCTACCTTCGCGCATTTCGTTACAACTTGGCTTGTGAGATTGCACCTGAGTTTGGTGTTGAGCCTAGCCCCCAAGTGTCGCGCATTGCCATGTACTCTAAACGTAACTTGAAACGCATCAACAACCCCGACGATATTATGTCGCTGCCCTATTCGATTGTTGCAACGCGTCAGCGCTTCAACATCTTTGCCGGTAATTATTGATGAAGTCGCCTATCCTCGGCTCCGCATATACGGCTCGCAGCGTCAACGCTGCCGACAACCGTATGATCAACTTGTTTCCTGAGGTGGTTGCCGAGGGTGGTCAAGAGCCCGCGTTTTTAAACAGGGCTCCAGGGCTGCGCTTGATTACGTCTGTCGGCACCGGCCCTGTGCGTGGGCTGTGGACATTTGACGACAATATGTACGTTGTGTCGGGCAATTCGCTTTACAAACTCGATCTTGAGTACAACATCACAACGCTTGGCGTAGTTGCCAACGATGGCCCCGTGTCGATGACTGACGACGGTATTCATTTGTTTGTAGCTTGCAATGGGCCAAGTTTTGTCTACAACGCTGACACCAATGTGTTTGGAGAGATTACGGATGTAGACTTCCCTGGTGCGCTAACCGTGTCGTACCTTGGCGGCTACTTTGTGTTCATAGAGCCCAATAGCCAGCGCGTATGGACGTCTACGCTGCTTGACCCACTCACCATAGACCCGCTTGATTTTGCAAGCGCAGAGGGCGATCCTGACCATTTGGTGTCGTCTATTACCGATCACTCCGAGGTTTGGCTGTTTGGCGGCAATTCGGTTGAGGTTTGGTACAACGCCGCTGCTGCGGGTGCGGGTTTTCCCTTACAAAGAATCCAAGGCGCGTTTAACGAAATTGGTTGCGCTGCAACATTTTCCGTTGCCAAATTGGATAACGGGCTGTTTTGGTTGGGCGCGGACGACCGTGGGCGCGGGATCGTTTACCGCTCGCAAGGCTACACCGGTGTGCGGATCAGCACCCACGCAGTCGAGTGGCAAATTCAACAGTACGGTGACATCTCTGATGCCATTGCTTACACCTATCAGCAAGACGGTCATGCGTTCTACGTTCTGACCTTCCCCACCGCGCAAGCGACTTGGGTGTTTGATGTGGCCTCTCAAGCGTGGCATGAACGGGCAAGTTTTACCAATGGCGAATTTAGCCGCCACCGTAGCAATTGCCAAGTATCGTTTAACCAAGAAATTATCGTAGGTGACTACCAAAACGGCAATTTGTATGCCTTTGATCTAAATGTCTACGCTGACGGCCCACGCACTCAGAAATGGTTGCGCTCATGGCGGGCGTTGCCTACCGGCACCAATAACTTCAAACGCACCGCTCAACATTCGCTGCAATTAGACTGCGAAACCGGTGTAGGGTTGCCAGGTGTAACTGAAGTGCCAGGGCGCATCTACTTGAGCCCCTTAACCATATCGGGCTCACTCGGCATCGTTGATCAGATTGAAATTATCAATGCCGTGGACAATTTTGTGCAACCGCAAGTCATGCTGCGCTGGTCAGACGATGGCGGTCACACTTGGTCAAACGAACATTGGAAATCAATGGGTGGAGTCGGCGAATATTTTAAGCGTGTCATTTGGCGTCGCCTTGGCATGACACTTAAATTGCGTGATCGGGTGTATGAGATTTCAGGCACCGATCCGGTCAAGATTGCCATTATGGCGGCTGAACTTGACGTGACGGCAACCAAAGCATGAACCCTACCCAAATCACCGCACCGCGCGTTCCGCTTGTTGACCCTGCAACGGGTCTGATCTCTCGCGAATGGTTTAGGTTTCTTAACGCAATTTACGAACAATTAGGCGGGGGCACGGGTGCTGCGTCCGGTACGTTTACAACAGCCGATTCTAAAACCGTGACGGTCGTCAACGGCATCATTACAGGGATAGTCTAATGTCGATCAATCTTTCAGCTTTTGCCGGTGCGGGCGCGCAATTTTTTGACGCCAATGGCGCGCCGTTGACCGGCGGTCTACTGTACACCTACGCATCAGGCACGACTACACCGGCTACAACTTACACCACCCGCGCGGGTACAACCAACAACACCAACCCAATTGTGTTGGACGCAGCAGGGCGTACACCGGCTGAGATTTGGCTAGACGGCGGGGTGCTGTACAAGTTTGTGTTGGAATCATCGACCTTTGTTCAGATCGGGTCGTACGACAGTATTCCCGCAATTAACGACACCACTACGCTCAACAATTTAATTACGGTGGCGGGCACCAACACGTTGACCGGCTTGGCCACACCCGCGCTTGCGGGTTACGCCACCGGCGCGCAATACAGCTTTATCGCGCAAAACACCAACACCTCTTCCGTAACAATTGACATCGACACGTTGGGTGTCAAGGCAATCACTAAGTTTGGCACTACGCCGTTAGTTGCGGGCGACATCATCGCCGGTGCGGTAATGCTGATTGAATACGACGGCACTCGGTTTCAATTGCTAAACGCAGGTAAGACTGCGTTTAATTACATTTTAGAAGCATCTACCGTTGCGGCGACTGCCACAACTGGCAGCTTAAATTACGACGTAGCCGTGCAGTCGATTATGTACAACACAACGGCTGCTACAGGCAACTGGACGTTAAACTTTCGCGGTAGCAGTAGCCAATCATTGAACACCATTATGGCTATCGGTCAAACCGTATCGGTCACTTTTATGGCTGCTCAAGGTGCTACGGCGTACTACAACACCGCCGTGACAATTGACGGCAACGCAGTTACTCCTAAATGGCAGGGCGTTGCGCCGACCTTTGGTAATGCTAGCTCGGTAGACGTTTACACCTATGCAATTCTTAAAACTGCAAGCGCTACGTTTACAGTTTTTGCCTCACAAACCAAATTTGTCTAGGACTGACGATGCCACGTTTTTCTAGAATTGGAGCAGCCGCAAGCGGGTCTTTTGGGTTTGGGACAAGCTCGGGCTACCTTGCGAGCTACCTAGTTGTTGCGGGCGGTGCGGGTGGCGGTGGCAATGCTATTGGCGGTGGCCCGATTAACGGCGGCGGGGGCGGGGGTGCTGGCGGTTACCTTACCAGTACGTTTACGTTTAGCACTGGTCAGACTTATACCGTTACTGTTGGTGGTGGAGGCGCGGGTGGCACAACTAATGGAGCCAACGGGTCTACTTCATCTATTGCTACGGTAACGACTGCAACCGGCGGTGGTGGGGGCGGCGGGTACGCTACTGCACCGGCGGGCGTTGGCCAGAACGGTGGTTCGGGCGGCGGTGGCGGTTTAGGTAGAAACGGCGGTACGGGCGTATCAGGCCAAGGATTTGCTGGAGGTAGCGGTTCTGCTGATGGTGGCGGCGGAGGCGGCGGTGCTTCTCAAGTTGGTGTAACTAACAACCAATCCTTTGGTCAATTTCCAAATGGCGGTAACGGTCTAGCCTCTTCGATCTCGGGCTCAAGCGTCTTTCGCGCAGGTGGCGGTGGAGGCGCATCCGGTGCAACTGGCGGGTCAGGCGGGGGCGGTGCTACTGGAGTTGCGGGCACCGTCAACACGGGCGGGGGCGGTGGTGGAGTGACCGGCGATACTGGCGCCACAGGTGCAGCGGGCGGCTCGGGCGTGGTGATTATCTCCTACCCTGGCTCGCAACGCGCGACGGGTGGCACGGTTACCTCAAGCGGTGGGCAAACCATCCATACCTTTAACAGTTCGGGGAGCTTTATAGCGTGAAGGTAACCTTTAACCTCGACTTTTTAAAGCCAACCTTGCAGCAAAAGATTGACGTGCTGCAAGACGAACTTTTAAAAATGCCACAGGCTGACATTGTTACAACTCACGTTTTCAAAGATGGTCAATACATCCGCACGATGATTGTGCCGCCCAACACAGTCATCGTGGGCGCGGCGCACAAATCACCCTATAAAGTTAGACTTGAAAAAGGTACAATTTCAATCAACTTAGGTGACGAACTTCACACCCTGACCGCACCGCTAGAGTTAGATGCGCCAGCGGGCACACGCCGAGTGGGGTGGGTAGGTAACGAAGAACTTGTATGGGTTGACATCTACGACAACCCTAATGGCTGCACCGACATAGACGAGATTGAAGAACAACTCTATGTCATTCCTGAATGCGGGATGTTAGATAAAAGACTGGCTTTGGCGAATAATACCGCTAGACTAGCCTTAACGGAGAATTAACATGGCTGGAGTTATTGTTGGATCGGTAATTAGTGCGGGCGCGGGTCTATTAGGTAGCGCAAACAGCGCGCGCGCCTCTCGCGACGCTGCTAACACACAGGCCGAAGCCGCAAGAGAGTCAGGGCAACTGTCGTATCAGATTTCGCAGCAACAGCTTGCCGCGCAAAAAGAAGCACTTGACCGGCAGATTGCAGCCTCGGGCGCAACCGTTGACAAGCAACTTGTTGCCCAACGCGACGCGCTTGATCAGCAAATGGCTTTTCAGCGGGAAATGTACGAAAAGACGCGCGCAGACTTCGCGCCGTACCGCGAGTCAGGCGTTGCCAACCTTAACCAACTCAATACGCTGTTGGGTATTGGTGGCAACACGGGCGCAGCAGACTACGGTCGTTTTGCTACGGCTGACTTTACGCCCGCCAATTTTGCCGCCAACCAAGACCCTGGATACGGCTTCCGTATGTCCGAGGGTTTAAAAGCCGTAGATCGCCAAGCTGCTGCGCGTGGCGGGCTAATTTCCGGTAATGCTCTCAAAGCCTCACAAACGTTTGGCCAAGACATGGCGTCGCAAGAATACCAAAATGCGTTTAATCGGTTTCAAACTATTCGTGGCAATACATTGTCACCGTTTCAGACGGGCGCAGCAGCCGGTCAAAGTGCAGCGGCAATGCAAGGTCAAGCCAACGCTAACTTTGGTAGCGCGGGCGGACAAGCTATTGGACAGTATGGTCAGGGTGCCTCAGGCATCTACGGCAGCGCTGGTAACGCTATGAATACGGCCTATGGCAATTATGGTGCGGGCACAACCGGTGTGTTGGGCGCCTACGGCACAAACGCCACCAATGCGTTGACCGGTGCGGCTAACGCTCAAGCGTCGGGCATTGTTGGCGGGGCGAACGCGTTTAACCAAGGCTTGAGTGGCATCAGCAATCTTGCTAACACTTACTACGTTAATAGTTTGCTGAATAGAAGAACTCCCACATCAACACCGTTAACCGGTTATGGTGATTTGCCACAAGACACCCGTTTAATGTGATTGGCTAAGGATTAAATTATGGCACTCGACACCAACATTGCGCTAGGCATTAAGCCTGTAGAGCAGCCCAATATGCTTGCCCAAATGGGGCAGATGATGCAGATTCGGCAAGCGCAGCAAGAGTATGACTCGCAGAACGCTTTGCGGGATGCGTTTTCACAAGGCACCGACATTAACGACCCTGCTGCGTTTAAACGAATTGCAGCAATCAACCCTAAACTTGCGTTTGACTTGCGCGGTAAAGACCTTGAGCAGCGGCAAAAAGGTGTTGAAACTGGCATTAAAATTAACGAAGTGTTAGGGTCTGCGTTAGGTGGATTGGTGCAAAACCCTACCCTTGATTACGCTAGAAATACGTTTAGCCATCTTGTATCAACGGGTGTTTTACCTCCTGACAAAGCAGCAGCAATGCTTGCCAAACTTGAAGCCGAGCCTGGTCGCATTAAAGAATACGCCACATTAGGTGTTAACGCTGCTATTACCGCGCAAGCTAAGATGCAAGATGAAACGTCGCGCCGTAACACGGACGTAAGTTCGGGCGCAAGCTATGGTCAATTAGCACTCGCGCGTGAAAAAGATGCAAGAGAGCAAAACCAACAAGCTGAAATTACCGCGCTATTGCGCGGTGGTGCGCCATCAACGCCACCAGCAACCAATATGCTAGTGCCTGGCGCGCAAGCACCGGCGGCGCCATCAAATGATCCTTTTGTCCGGATAGACGCGATTGACGCGCGCATTGAAAAACTAAGAGAAACTGGCAATCCTAAAGCTATACCTTTTATTCAAGAGCTTATTTCGCAGCGTACTCAATTATTAGCATCTGCCAAAAATCAATTTGGGGGCCCATTGGCGCCTATGGAAACTATTGACCCCGCTACAAATCGTCCAACCGTTGTACAAGGCAGATTAAATCAACGTGGGGTTCTTGAGCCTGTTGAAATGGCACCCGTACCTTTAAGTGTTAATGCTACTGCCGGAAGCAATTTAGCTATTAGCCCAAATGTGGCGCGCCCCGCGCCTTCGGCTGCGGTAGTAAAAGAACGTCAAGCGGCAGACAAATTGCCCGAAGCGATTGCAATGAACACCGATGCTATTCGCAAGATCGACGAAATGATTGGCGGCATTGACGCAACCGGCAAACCGTTACCTGGGGCAAAAGGTAAACCGCACCCAGGCTTTAATGAAGCTGTAGGTGCGGGTTTTGGTACTGCGTACATTCCTGGCACTCAAGGTAAGAGTTTTACTATTCGGCACAAAGAAGTATTGTCGCAAGCGTTCTTGGACGCGTTTGAAGCCCTTAAAGGCGGCGGTGCTATCACTGAGAAAGAGGGTGAGAAAGCAACGTCTGCGCGTACCCGTATGGACTTAGCGCAATCGGAAACTGAATACATGGCTGCTGCGCGCGAATACCAAGGCGTACTAAAACGCGGGGTAGAGAACGCTCGCGCCCGTATCCAGCGTTCAGGCGGTACTGCACCAACTGCCGCAACACCTGAAGCAAGTGCAAATCCCGTTATTAAGTCGGAAGCGGAATACAACGCATTACCTTCGGGGGCAACGTATATTGACCCTGATGGAGTGTCACGGAGAAAACGATAATGGGCTGGCGAGATGATCCGGTTGTAGAAAGTTCATGGAAATCTGACCCTGTAGTGAGTTCAGGCGAAGGTATGCCCACTCAACGCACCGCGATGCAAGAGGTCATGCAAATACCGGCAGGCATTTACAAGGGATTTAAAAACGTATCGGACACGTTGATTCGCGGTGGTGCAAGCGCGTTGGATTATGTTGCCGGCACCAACACTCGCGCAGCGGTAGAACAAGCCAAACAAGCCGACGATGCAAAATATAACGAAATTTACGGGGCTAGCACATTAGGTAAGTCGGGGGAGATTTTAGGTGAGATTGGCACAACATTGTTACCTATAGGAATGGTGGCCAAAGGTGTAACTAAAGTCGCTGAGTTAGCACCATCACTTGCTAAATATTTGACGCCTGTTGCTCAGTCTATTGCAACCGGTGGGTTTAATACTGGACTTTCCGGCGGTGTAGTAAACACGGGAGTTAGAGCTTTAGGCGGTGCTACTGGCGGTGCAATTAGTGCGGGTCTAGTTAACCCTACCGAAGAAAGCGTAGGTATGGGCGCGGCTATCGGCGCTGCTGTACCTGCTTTGGCGTTGCCAGCGGCTAAGTTTGTTGTTGAGCAGGGGCGTAAAATGATCGACCCTGTTACTGCGGCGATCAATCAAGCCGTGGGTAATAAAGGTGGTCAAATTGTAAACGCGTTGCGTAGCCCCAACGCTGTGATTGTGCCTGGTTCGTCGCCTACCGCCGGTCAAGTTGCGGCGCCGGTGGGCAGCACAGGGTTTTCAGGGCTTACCAAAGACCTTTCAGTCATGCCTAAAGTGTCGCAACTTTACGCGGACAAAGCCGCGCAAACTAGCGAAGCTCAAATAGCGCAACAAGCGCGTGTTGACGCACGTCTTCAAGGTGTAGTTGACCGCGTTACAAAAAAGATCGATGACAACCTTGCCACGGTTACGCCATCTGAAACAGGTAACAGCCTTCGCGCAATTGGTGAAAAAGCCAAGTTTGATTTTAAAAACACGGTACTTCGCCCAGGCTACGAAAATGCGTTTGACCTAGCGGGTAAAGGCAAAATTGATTTATCAAACGTGTTAACCAAAGCCGAAGATATTTTAGGTCGCAAGTTATCTACGTTTGCGCCTGAAACCGCACCTGATACGGTCAGAAAATTATTATCGTTTCAACCTAAAGCACCTGAAGCTAAACCTTTGGGTGGCGGTTTAGTATCATCAAAAATTAAAACCGCACCGCCGGCGCCTGATGTGCCGCCAAGCGCTACGCTTAGAGAACTAGACGATGTTCGTAAAGCTATTAACGCAGACATCCAAGCGGCTAAGACGGGCACTAGCCCAACCAATCCTTCGACGTTGCGTAATTTGATGCAATTGCACAAGGAAATTGACGACGCAATTGGCAAATCTGCGGCAATCCCTGACGCAGCCAAAACCGCTTACGCTGACATTGTTAAAACTTACCGAACCGAATACATTCCTCGGTTTAGTGAAGGTGCTAACGCCAACCTGTTTAAACAGACCTCGCTTAACGAACTCAAGACCAAGCCTGAAGATGTTATTACCAAATACTTTAACGCTGGTGGTGAGTCTGAGGCCAAGCAATTTGTAAACCTGTTTGGCAACGACCCCAACGCGCTGAAGATTGCGGGCAAAGGTATTGAAGATTTGTACCGCCAAAAGGTAACCGATGCGGTTACAGGATTAGTAAACCCCACAGCCCACGCTAAATTTTTAAAAGACTACGCGCAGCCTATTAAAATTATGGACAACGCGGGTATGGGGTTACAGCAACGCTTTGCAACGATTGGCAAAGACGTGCAGCGTTTGCAGCGCGTAGAAGGTATGCAAGCAACAAACGCCGCTAACAACCTTGCGCCTAGTCTTCCTGCGGGGCCCAACGCGCTTGCTGTTGAGCAGCGCATTAGCGATTTAACTCAAGGGTTAACACCCAAGCAACTAAGCGCGGTTAACGCCGTGCGGGATGATTTGGCGCGTACAGCCGAGTATGAACGTTTAGCGCAAGCCGGTCGCACTGGTACGGTAAGCAAGATTGCAACCGAAACAGGTAAAGGTGGCGGTATGCCTTTCCCAAGTTTATTGAATACGTCAGTCACGGCATTTAACTTTGTAGTTAAGCGTTTGCTAGGTAAAATGGACGAGAAACTTGCTATACAGTTAGCTACCGAATTAGCCAACCCCGCGTCTGCTGCAAACACTATCCAACGCGCAATGGTCAAACGGGGTAGTCAGGAAATCAATAATCAGTTTGCTCGCAACGCCCTTCGCCCCGTCACAATGGGTGGCATCAACGCTTTAGCTGGACAAGACTAATGGATTGGCAAAACTTCATCAACGTAGGTGCCGGTGGTCTACTCGCAGTAGGCGGTCGGTTTTGTCGCCAGTTATGGGATTCTGTGAAAGAACTCAAGACCGACATCTCTGATCTCAAGCTGCACGTCAGCGACGCGTACGTCAAGAAATCCGAGATCGACACAATTAAGTCCGAGATGGACA